GTTTCAGTCAGTTTCAGTCAGTTTCAGTCAGTTTCAGTGATTGTCGGCGAAGGGCGTCTCCGCCCCGCGCCACACGCAGTTGGCCAGCTCCTCCTTGGCGCGCGTCCACGTCTCGCCGACGTTGACGAGCATGCCGTCGCGCACCAGCTCGACCTCGACCTCCCAGCTGTTGCAGCAGGAGAAGTGCGTCTGCGACGGGATGGCGACCAGCTTCTGGCGCTTGCAGTCGGGGCAGGAGAGGGTGTGGTAGCGGGTGATCATGGCAGGCCTCCGGTTTCCGGCCTCAGCCGGTCCCAGAGTTAAATCAGCTTTTAACTCGCTTGGCAAGGCCTTTCTTTTTCCGCTTGACCAGATACTTGCGCCAGTCCTTCCCGACGATCGCCCACCCTGCCGGCGCCAGCATGGCGTTCATCTGGTTGACGTGAACGTTGAGCGTTCGCAGCCGGCGCTCGGGCAAGCCGCCAATCTTGCACAATACGATCAGGTGATCATTGGGCACGCCCTCGGGGCCAGCGCTCTTGAGCATGTCGAAGATGCGCGCCTTGAGCGGCGGCAGCTCGACGCCGGATTTCTTGTGCGGCAATCTCTGGCCGCAGAAGCGGCAGTATGTCAGCGTGGTCATTTCAGCACCTTCTCTTTCGTCCATGCCTTGTCGGCGGCCTTGTCGGCGATCGTCGCCAGATCGGCCCAGTGACGCGCCAGCACGCTGTCACGCCAGTTGGTGGCGACGTGCTCCGCCTTGCCGTTGCAGATGTCGCGGATCGCGGTGAGCACCTGCGTGACATTGCCGGTGTCGATCGCGTGCTCGATTGCCTCGATGTGGACAGGCCTGATGCCGCGCTTCATGCGTCACCCGATGGCGTGACGTGCGTCAGCTTGCCTTCCTCGCTGTAGTGGTGCCTGACCGGGTCATCACACTCGGTCGCGCGCCAGTCTCGCACGGAGGTCCAGCGCATCGACAGGTCCATGGCGCTGAGTTCAGCCTCGCGCTTGGTGGCGAAGCGCAGGGCGTTGCCGTACCACTTGCCACTGCTGTCGGCGATGACTTCGGGTTTCCAGCTCATGCCTCACCCCCTTTCCCGGTGCGGATCACCTTGACGATCTGGTAGAACTCCACCCAGCGCTTGGTGAACAGGTCACGCCGGTTCTCGTAGGCTTGGAGCTTGTCGGCGCTCGACAGGCGCCAGTCGTAGGCGCCCAGCTCGCGCTTCGCGACTTCCGCCTTGTCGGCGTAGTGCAGCGAGGCGACATTGATGCAATCGAACAGGTCCTCGGCCTGCTCGACGGTCAGCTCGATGGTGATCTTGTCGGTCATGAGACGGTTCTCCGGTTGCCGGGCGTTGCCGGTGTCAAGGGTTAAAACACGTTTTAATCGGACTTGCAAGGCCTTTGCACAAGGCCTTTGAAATTTCCGCTTGCAATTTGCTTTCGCCGGGGGCAGCCTGTGCGTTCCGGTCGTCCACTCAAGCATGTGTGGCGCCGGTCAACAGCCCAAGGAGGGCACCATGGCCAAGTCAGCTGCCAAGAAGGTCACTGCGCGCGAGCCCGAGAAGAAGGGCGAGACGCTCCCCGAGCCCAAGAAGACCAGCCTCCCCGCCAGCGCGATCACCGCATTCGACGTTGCCGACACCGGCTTCGAGAACGTCGGTGCGTCCGATCTGCTGATCCCGCGCCTGACCATCCTGCAAGGCCTTTCGCCGCAGGTCACCAAGGGCAAGCCTGAATTCGACGAGAATGCCCGCGTCGGCAACATCTATGACGTTGGCTTGCAGGAGAATTTCGGCGACGAGCTGCACTTCCTGCCGGTCTACTACACCAAGGTCTGGCTCGAATGGGCGCCGCGATCGAGTGGCAAGGGGCTCATCAGGATGCACGAGACGAGCGAGATCCTCGAACAGACCACGGAGGACCAGAACGGACGGCAGGCGCTGAAGAACGGCAACTACATCGTCGACACCGCGCAATTCTTCGGTTTCAACCTTGATGCCCGGATGCGCCGCTCGTTTATCCCAATGTCGAGCACGCAGATGAAGAAGGCAAAGCGCCTGCTCACACTGGCGACCAGCGAGGAGGTCGTGCGCCCGAACGGCACCACGTTCGTGCCGCCGATCTACTATCGCACTTACCGGCTTGGCACCGTTCCCGAGAGCAACTCCGAAGGATCGTGGGTTGGATGGAAGATCGAGCGTGACGTCGCGCTGCACGAGCTGCCTGACTGGGAGCGCATCCGCGAGATGGCGGTGTCGTTCCGCAACTCGCTCGCGATCGGTAGGGTGAAGGGCGACATGCGCGACGTCGAGGGCGAGCATCCCGCGCAGCGCGAGCGCAACGCCCAAGGGGCGCCGCTGTGAGCGGCATCGTCGAGGCGTTCGACGTCGAGCCGACATCCGGCAAGGAGGTCCTTGCCGAGATCGTCGCCAAGGCGGAGCGAGCGGTCCATCTCGAACGGCGCATCGCCGATCGCGAGGAGGAGCTGAACGTCCTGCGCAAGGAGCTGAACGATCTGAAGTTCAGCCAGATCCCCGACGCCATGGCCGAAGCTGGCCTGACGTCGTTCGCCTTGAAGGACGGCTCGAAGGTGAAGGTCGAGGACTACGTGCAGGGCTCGCTGCCGAAGGATGCGGCGGCGCGCGCTGCCGCAGTCATCGTGCTCGAAGCACACGACGGTGCCGCGCTGATCCGCAATCAGGTCGTGGTGCCATTCGAGAAGAAGGAGCACAACCGCGCGATCAGTCTCGCACGCGAGCTGCAAGACCGTGGCCTCGCCGTCTCGCTGACGCAGGACGTGCATGCCTCGACCTTGCAGGCGTTCGTGCGCGAGAAGCTGCGTGGCGGCGAGCAGCTCCCATGGGAGAAGCTCGGCATCTTCGTCGGCAGGCGCGCCAAGATCACGCCAGCCGAATGATTACCATGGCGGGGACAGGTTCTCCGCGTGGCTGGACCAGCGCCGGGCAAGGCAGCCCAAAATAACGGTTCGATGCGCGAAGCCGGGATGGCACGACGTGTAAATAGATCCCGGTGAGCGTTAAAAGTCAGGCCCCCGCCATGGTGGAGTGCCTCATACCTGACAAATCGGATTATCCCGGCACCCTTAAACCTCAACCAACGGAGAACCTTTATGCTTAAACCTATCTGCGTCCCCTGTCAGCGCTTCTATCGCCCGCAGCGCAATGGTCGGCACTTCATCGAGGGCATGCCAATCAGGCCCGGTGCCGTCCCCGGCACGTCCGCGCCGCATGATTGGAAACCCTACAAGGTCTGGATGGGCGATCAGTGGAAGTGCCAAGGCTGCGGCGCCGAGATCATCGTCGGCTGCGGTCATCGACCGATCGCCGAGCACTATGAGGAAACCTTCATCGAGAAGATGCAAGGCATCACGCTGCAGATCAACGACTGCTGAGGTGACCCATGAAGCATCTCATCTTCGACACCGAGACGACAGACCTGCTGGCCAGCTCCTCGATGGCGATCGAGCGCAAGCCGCGCGTGGTCGAGTTCGCCGCCATCCTGTGGGACGACGATCTCAACGACGAGCAGGAATTCGAATGGATGTTCAATCCGGGCGTCCCGATCAAGCCAAAGGCGTCGGAGAAGACGCGCATCACCGACGACATGGTGAAGGACAAGCCGTCCTTCTCCGACAAGGCGTCCATGATCCGCACGCTGCTCGTGCTCGCCGACGTGGTGGTGGCGCACAATCTGCACTTCGACAGGCACATCGTGTCCTGTGAGTTCATTCGCGCCAACACCGCCGACGTCAAATGGCCGAAGGGGATTTGCACGATTGAGAGCACCGAGCACCTGCTCGGGCGGCGCATGAAGCTCGCCGAGCTGCACCGTTTCCTGTTCGCAGAGGACTTCCATGGCGCACACCGCGCCATGGTGGACGTGCGCGCAACGCTGCGCTGCTACCGCGAGCTGATCAAGCGAGGTGAACTATGAAGATGAAACTCCGCGTCGCCCTTCGGCAGAAGGGCAACTTCTACAACGCTTATGCGGCGGCCAGCGACACGATGGAAGGTGCGTTCCTGCTCGGCTCGATCGCAATGGGATCGGTGCAGAAGCATCCCGCCATCAAGATAGCTTTCATCGCACTGATGAAGCAGGTGATGGCGGCAGGCATCAAGGAGACGACTGGCGTGGAACCTGAAGGCTGGATCACGCACACCGCCCCCGAGAGCGAAAGAGGAGGATCTGCATGAGCATCGAGCGCAGCGGGAACACCGTCACGATCGTGTGTGACACGTGCGGCGAGGAGTTTCGCGGCGAGCCACACGAGGAGTTCGCCGTTGTGTGGTCAGCCGCCAAGCGTGATGGCTGGCGCGTGCGCAAGATCGCCAACGAGTGGCTGCACGGCTGCGAGAAGCCGCGCTGCGCGCCGACATGATGGAGGACAAGCATGGCAACCGCACTTGAACCGAAGCAAAAGCTGATCGCGGCTTATGCACACCTGTGCCGCAACGTGCCGCAAGATGTGCTCGCCTCGATCATGGAGGTGAACCAAGCCCGCATCAACGAGGCGGTGCAGGCCGCACGCACGGCATTCGAGTTTCCCCTTCTGAGGAAGGATCGTTCGGCGGCCTCCCGTCTCGACGATGACGAGTTCGAGCAATGAGCGCGCGCATTCGCACCGGCTATTCATTTCGCAAGGCGGCAGGCCACCTCGCCACCGTTGCCGCCACGCTCAAGGAGCAGGGGCGCACGCATGCGCCGATCACCGACACGGCATCGACCTACGGATGGGTGCTGTGGGACAAGACCGTGCGTGCCGCCGGCATGAAGCCATGCTTCGGCGTCGAGCTGGCGGTGTCTTCCGACATCAAGGCGAAGCGTCCGGTTGTTGACTACTGGACGTTCCTCGCGCGAGATGATCTGCGGCCATTGCACGAGATCATCGGCGTAGCAACCGAGCAATTCCGCTATGAGCCTCTGTTGACATGGGATCAAGCAGTCTCTGCATCTGATCACCTTAATGTCGTCATGGGTCATCGGAGTGCGGTCGGGGACATCGAGCCCCGGCCGCATCTCTGGTTCGGCATCGGTCCTGCGGTGGGCATTGGACAGATGCGGCGCGTGATCAAGAGCGGGCACCGCTTCGTTGCCGTCAGCGACAACCGCTTTCCCGGCCAAGGCGATCGTGCGCTCTACGAGATGGCGTGTGGCAAGCGCAGCGACACGCAGAGCTATCCGCAATGGATCATGAGCGACAGCGAATGGCGCACCAACGTCGCAAACCATCTCGAAGAATTCAGCGGCAACGCCCTTGTCGAGATCGCGCTCGCCAACCGTGACGAGATCCTCGAAGCGTCCACCGCGACCTTGCAGCGCGCCGAGATGGCGCATCCGGATCGGCCCTACACGCTGATGGAGATGTGTCAGATCGGTGCGGAGCGGCTCGGCGTCGATCTTGGCCACCAGCCCTATTTTGACAGGCTGTGTCGCGAACTGGAGCTGATCGTCGCCAAGCGCTTCGAGGATTATTTCTACATGGTTTCCGACATCGTCATGCGCGCGCGATCGAGCATGATGGTCGGGCCTGCGCGCGGCTCCTCGTGTGGCTCGCTGGTGTGCTACCTGCTCGGCATCACGTCGGTCGATCCGATCCCGTTCGGCCTGCTGTTCGAGCGCTTCATCGACATCAATCGCGCCGACTTGCCCGACATCGACATCGACTTTTCCGAGCAGCACCGCGACATCATCTTCCGCTATGTGCGCGACAAATATGGCGCGCATCGCGTGGCGCGGCTTGGCACCGTCAACCTGTATCAGGCGCGCTCCGCGCTCAGGGCTGCCGGGATGGCGCTCGACATCCCGCCATGGGCGACCGCGTCGCTCGCCGATCAGGCAGAGCTGGTCGGCATCGAGCAGGCGCTCAAGGGCAACCTGCTGCTGCGCCAGTATCCCGAGCTGGCGCTCGCCGCCAAGCTCGAAGGCCACCCGAGCCATGCTGGCCAGCACCCGGCTGGCATCGTGATCACGGCGGGCGCGGTCAGTGACATCGTGGCGCTCGACCGGCGCAGCGGCGCTACGATGTGCGACTACCGCGACGCCGAGACGCTCAACCTGCTCAAGATCGACATGCTCGGGCTCACCCAGCTGTCGGTGTTCGAGGATGCGCTCAAGCTCGCCAACCTCGCGTCCAACGCGCTCGGCCTGCTGAGCCCGTACAACGACCAGAAAGCCCTGCACGTCATCAACAGCCGCAGGTATGCGGGCATTTTCCAGTTCAACGGGCAGGCGCTGCAAAATCTCGCCAACCAGATCACCATCACGTCGATCGACGACATCGTGGCACTGACCGCGCTGGCGCGCCCCGGCCCGCTCGACAGCGGCGAGGCGCAACGCTGGGTGCGCATCAGGCTCAACAAGGAGGCACCGAGCACCATTCATCCGCTGTTCGAGCCGATCCTGAAGCCGACACTCGGCGTCGTGATCTATCAGGAGCAGGTCATGCAGATCTGTCGCGCGGTCGGCATGAGTTGGGAGGAAGTGTCGGCAGTGCGCCGACTGATCAGCAAGTCCGCTGGCGCGCTCGAACTGGACAAATACGAGGCTGCATTCGAGCTTGGCTGCATCAACAACGGCATCGACAAGAAAACCTTCCTGCATCTTTGGGACGTGCTGCGCGCGTCGGGCGCCTACTCGTTCAACAAGAGCCACGCGGTTGCCTACGCGATCATCTCCTACTGGTGCTGCTGGCTGAAGGCGCACTACCCGCTCGAGTTTGCGGCCGCAACACTGACCCATGCCGGCGAGGATACACAGATCAAGCTGCTGCGCGAGCTGGAACGCGAAGGCATCAGCTATGTGCCCGCCGACAAGAACGTCAGCATCGACAAGTGGACAGTGGGGAACGTGGATGGACGCAGGATGCTGGTTGGTCCGCTGTCGAACATCATCGGTGTTGGCCCGAAGAAGCAGGCCACGATATTATCGGCGCGTGCGCGGCCAAGGGAACGGCTGCCCGACAGCATCGGCAAGCTGCTCGCCAATCCGCGCACCAAGATCGACAACCTGTATCCAATCCGCACCGAGATCCGCCGACTGATGCCGGACCCGAAGGCATTGAACATCACGTCGCAGCCGATCGAGATTTCGAAGGTGCAGGCCAACGGAGAAAAGCACGTTGTGATGGTGTTCGGGCGCGTCGAGGAGCTTCGGGAAAAGATCGTCAACGATGTCAGCTCACTGAACCTGTGGATCGAGGATGACAGCGACAGAGTGTTCGCCAAGGTATCGCGTTATGACTTTGATTTTCTCGGGCGTGAAATCATGCGGCACGGTGCCGGCTACTACGCCATCAAGGGCACGGTGCCATCCGACTTTCGCATGATCTGGATCGAGGGTTATCGTTTCATCGGAAAAGGTCATGGCAAAAAAGACGATCAAGATCGCGACGCTCAATGACGTCCCTTCGATCGCGGCCTACCTATCACGCATTGGCGCGGTGCCACGCTCGATCCGCTCGGCGGTCGTCGAAGAGGTGCATGGGCGCTATTGGAAGGACCTGCATGTCGTCCGCTTCAGTCCGGCCGACAAAACCAACCCGGTCATTGTCCCGGCAGACGTGGAAGGTCTGGCACCAACCGACAGTGAGCTGGAAGCGATCATCAAGGATCTCGACCTCTATGAGTGGCCCGCGTCGAAGCTCTTGGGCAAGGTCTACGAGCTGCCGTCACAACTGAAGAAGGTCGATCCCGAGAACCTGTTCGAATTCCGCAACCGTGCTGGCCAGCTCGTCATGCTGCAACAACGCACCGAAGAGCAGGATCGCGGCAAGTATCGCCCGTGGACGCCGTTCGACGACTATCTGTGGCGAATGTGCGAGCCGGATGGTCCGTTGCCGATATGGGGCATGGACCATCTCGGCGAGAACACCACCGTGTTCATTCATGAGGGCGCCAAGGCGGCGCGCGCGATGCACCGGCTCACCAACCCGACGAACGAGGAAGAGCGCCACAGGCTCGCTGCGCATCCGTGGGGCAAGGAACTGACCAACGCCGCGCACCTCGGATGGATCGGCGGCGCGCTCAACCCGCTGCGCACGGATTGGGCCGAGCTGTCACGCTGCGGCGTCAAGCAGGCCTTCATCGTCGCCGATAACGACACGCCCGGCCTCACTGCGGTGCCGCTGATCGCGCGCAACCTGCAAGGCATCACGGTGTTCCTGATCCGCTTCAACGACGAATTCCCGCCATCGTTCGACATGGCGGATGATTGGCCGGAAAATTTTTACAAGGGTGGCATCTATCGCGGACCATCGTTCGACGACCAGCTCTGCCCGGCAACGTGGGCGACCGACATGATCACGGTCGGCAAGAAGAAGGTCCCCAAGCTGCGCGACGAGTTCAAGAAGACGTGGGGTTGGGTGTCGGAGGTCGATCTCTACATCTGCCTGCAACGGCCGACGATGCGCTACTCCGACAAGGTGTTCGAAGGTTACATGGCGGCGTTCAGCCATCCCAACGTCAAGCTGGCGCAGCTGCTGCGGCAGGAGATGGTCTGCCGCTATGGCAAGATCGCGTACCGCCCGGACAGGTCGGAGTTCGTCATCGGGCACTTCGGCGAGGCCGCCACCATCAACCTGTTCTCGCATTCCAACATCACGGCGCTGGCTGGCGACGCCACGCCGTGGATCGAGTTCATGAACTATCTGGTGCCGGACCCGCGCGAGCGCCACGAGCTGATGCGCTGGTGCGCGACGCTGATCGCGCGCACCGATCTGCGCATGGGCTATGCGACACTGATGGTGAGCGAGACACAGGGCATCGGCAAGAACACGCTCGGCGAGAAGATCCTCGCGCCGCTGGTCGGCATGCACAACTGCTCGTTCCCGAACGAGCGCCACGTCGTCGAAAGCCAGTTCAACTCGTGGCTGGTCAACAAGCGCTTCGCCTTCATCGCCGAGATCTACAGCGGACGATCGTGGAAGGCGACCAACACGCTGAAGAGCCACATCACCGATCGCCAGACCGAAGTGAACGAGAAATACGTCAAGGGCTACACCACGGAGAACTGGATACACGTCATGGCGTGCAGCAACTCGCTGCGCGCGCTCAAGCTCGACAACACCGATCGCCGCTGGTTCGTGCCAAAGCTGATCGAGATCCCGTGGCCACACGAGAAGTGGGTGCGCTTCAACGAGTGGATCGAGGGCGACGGGCTGCGCATCATCAGGCACTGGGCCGAGCAATTCGGCGACTACGTCAAGAACGGCGAGCACGCACCGATGACCGAGCGCAAGCGCGAGATGCAACGCGAGAGCGAGAGCGAGGCGATGCAGCAGCTGCGCAGCTGGTGCGAGGGAAACGAGGAGATCCCGATCGCGGTCACCGAGAAGGCGCTGCGCGATTATCTCGAACGCACGACGGCCGAGCGCAAGGTCTACGAGAGCAGCACCGAGATGCGCAACCTCATGAAGGATCTCGGATGGGTGACGTTCGAGGAGCGGCTGACGATCGACGGGCTGAAGCAGTGGGTCATCATGTCCCCGCTGGTCGTGAAAGAGCTGGCCAGCATATCGAATGACATTGCGGCACAGCGCAAATTCGTCCGCTCGACGATCAAGCTGCCAGTGGACAGCAAGCAGGCAATGCTGTAAGGCCTTTTCAATGATCAACATCGTCATCGCCACCGACAAGGCCATTCTGTCCGGGCCTTTTGCCGAGCGTGGCCTTACCTTCGTTCAGGCACTGGAAGGCCGCAGGCACCACACGGAGGGCAGGCTCACGTTCGAGCCGACAGCGCATAATCTGCGCGTCGTGAAGGCAGCCTTCCCCGAGCTTGGGATCACGCCAGAGAACCATAGCAAGACCGCGCTTCACCAGTCGTGGGTTGATCCGCTCTTCCGCATGACGCCGCACGACTATCAGCTGGAAAACTTCGATCGCTTCAAGGACGCGCCGGTCTGCGCCATCTTCTCCGATCCGGGCACTGGCAAGACCAAGACCGCGCTCGACATCGTGTCGCATCGCTGGCACGCGCGCATGATCACGGGCGTGCTGGTCTTCTCCTCGCCCAAGGGCGTGCATGCGCAGTGGGTGGAGGAGCAGATCCCGCTGCATATGTGGGAGAACGTGCCGTTGCAGGCTTGGTGGTGGCGCGGCAGCAGCAGCAAGGTGCCGAAGTGGCTCGCCTATGCGGCGCCGGGGGACGAGCTGCGCATCTTCTCGGGCAACATCGAGATGTTGGTGAGCGAGCGAGCGTGCGTGACGCTCGAAATGTTCATGTCCGCGCACCGCGACAAGCTGCTGATCATCGTGGACGAGAGCGACAGCATCAAGAATTGGAGCGCCAAGCGCTCGAAGAAGCTGCGCGAACTGGCGCACAAGCACGGCGTCAGGCAGCGCATGATCATGACCGGGACGCCGATCGCCAAGGACCTGACCGACGAGTGGGCGCAGTTTTATTTCCTCGATCCGCGCATCATCGGGCACAAATACAAGACCAGCTTCCAGTCGCAATTCTGCATCATGGGCGGCTTCGAGAACCGCAACGTGGTCGGACACCGCAACGTCGAGCAGTTCAAGCAGATCACGGCGCCGTTCATCTTCCGCGCCACCAAGGAGCAGCTCCACCTGCCCGAGAAGGTCTACGACACGGTCCAGTTCGAGCTGACCGACGAGCAGCTCAAGCTGATCCGCGAGATGCGCGAGGCCTGCATCGCCGTGCTCGACAGCGAGCAGGACCGTCGCGTGCTGGCCAGCACCGCCGCGACTGCGCTGCTGCGCATCCACCAGATCTCGTGCGGCTTCGCGGTCGTTTCCGGCGAGAGCATACAAGCGCTGAAGAACCCGCGCCTCGACGTGCTCACTGACCTGCTCAACCAGCTCGGCGAGCGCAAGGTGCTCATCTGGTGCCGCTTCCGGCACGACATCGAGGTGATCTGCAAGACGCTGCCGAACCATGCCGTGGGCATCTATGGCGCCACCTCTCCCGGCGACCGCGCCGCCGCGAAGAGCGTCTTCATCAACGATCGCAACGTCAAATATCTGGTCGCGACGCCGGACACCGCAGGCAAGGGCATGGATGGCTTGCAGACCGTGTGCTCGACCGCGATCTACTATTCCAACTCCTACAACGCGATCCTGCGCTGGCAGTCGGAGGACCGCATTCACCGCATCGGGCAGAAGGGGACCGCTTCCTACTTCGACCTGATCGCGCGCGGCTCGCCCGACAAGGCGATCCTGCGCAACCTGCGCAACAAGAAGGACCTGTCGTCGCTCGTGCTGGACGACATGCGACGCATCATCGAGGGAAAAGAATGAAAGAGGAATTGAGCGACCGCGAGCGGGTGATCTTCAACGTGCTGAAACGGCGCAAGCAGGTCCCGATCGACGACATCCTTCAGCGGCTGGCGGAAGCGGGCCTGCCGCTCAGCGCCAAGCGCGCGACGCACAGTCTCGTCGGCATGATGAAGTACCTCACCGCAAAGGCGTGCCAGGAGGGCTGGATCATCTCGATGGTCGATGGCGGACGCGGCGCCAGCAACAAGGCCGCGTACAGCATGAAGAAAAGGTTCTGACATGGATGAAAACAACAGGGAGGCGCAGGTGCGGATCGACTTGCTCAGCAAGCTCGATGCCGAGCGCGCAAGAAACTCGGCAAACGAGCAGCATGCGGGTAATACCGCAGGACAGAACATTGGAATTCGCCGGGTTGGCGGCATCGTTGGCGGACGATCGGACGGCACCATGGAGCCCGGCATTCCCCCGCTCGCCCCGCTGCAACGGACGCATGATGCGATCAATCACATCATGCAGAACGAGACTGCGCTGCGCCATCAGCTCGAAGATGCGAACAGGTCGAACGAGCGCCTTGAAAAGGAGTGTCTTCTCCTGAAGCACCAGCTCGACACCGAGCACGTGGTGCGACAAGCACTCGAAGCAACGATCCGCCAGATCGCCGAGATCGTGGTCAACGGCAGCAAGGCGCCCGGGACATGAACAAGCTGCCCGCCATCATCGGGATCTCGCTTGCAGCGGCGCTGCTGGCCACACTGGCCAGTTCTCCGATGCCGGAACCTCGACCGGCTGTCCCCCGGCAGCCGGTCGAGCGTGAACTGACGTTCGAGGAGCGCTGGGAGCCGGTGCGCCAGCTGCCGCCGATGATCCGGATGAACGAGCTGCCACCGCGCGTGATCCCGGTGCGGACCATCCCGATCCGCGCCGAGCCTGCGGTCTACATCGAGCCTGCCGAGCAGGTCGCCACAGCCGAGCCGATGCCAAGACCGCGCCCTGCGATCAAGCCCAAGGTCATCTTCCGGCCGATGGACGTGTGCCGCCGCCACGGCATGACCAAGCAGATCACGCGCGGAGGCAAGTCATGGCGTTGCAGAAGGTGAAGGCCAAGGGCGTCAAGGGCAAGAAGCGGCGGAAGACGCATCGCATGGGGTTCGACAACTGGGAGAACATGGAGGCGGTCGAGGCTTTCAGGGACAAGGTCGGCGAGCTGGTCCAGAGCATGGTCACCGACATGATCGTCGAAGGCCTTGAAGTCGCGTCCACCGAATACAGATGCTGGGCATGGCTCGACGGCAAGGACGTCGATACGGTCGAGGTCGAGATCCCGATCGGCGCGAACGAAGATGACAGCCCGCGCTGGGAATGGTCGCTTACCGAGCTGGTCAAATGGGACGTCGAGATCTGCGAGGATCTCACTGAAGGCGGCAAGGACAAGAAGCGGCTGCGAGCCCTGAGCGAGCATCTCGGCAAGCTCAAGGCGATCGTCGATCAGGCGCTGGCCAAGGGTGAAAAGACATGAGCGGCGACATCAACGAACGGCGCATCATCCTCGTCGCCTACCAGTCGCTGATGCATCTGCCGCTCTACAGCACAAGCAGGCACCGGCTGCAAGGCGCGCTGGCGGCGCTGCGCGACGAGCTGGCACTGATCAGCGGCATGAGCGCGGAGCAGATCCAGAACCGTGCCGAGCACATCGCCGCCATGGGCCGGGAGATCTTCGACATCAAGCCCGACAAGGCGAATTGATCGTGGTGATGATCCCCGCCGAGACGCTCGCAATGACCGATGCCGAGCACGAGGCACGCTTGAATGAGATGAAAAGGCGCGTCGATACGGCTGAGGAAAATTGCCGATCAGCCGTAGCCGCGATGCGCATTGCAATGGAGCAGAAGGACAAGGCCGAAACCTTGGCGCAGGACCGGCTCTACGGGCTGCTCGCAGCAGCGTCGTTCTCGTCGATGCTGCTGCGCGAGCTGCAACGGCTGACAGACAAGAAGGACGGCTCCACGCCCGAGCCCGGCCCGAACGATGGCTTGATACCATGACTGACCCGGTCGATCGCGAGAAGGTCAACGAGCTGATGGCGCGCATGCTCACCTGCGCAACGTTCCTCAACACCATCGAGATCAGCGAGATCCTCATCGATCAGCAGATGGAAGCGATCATCGACGCGCGCAGCCTGCTGGTTCAGGCGGCGAGCGCGCTGGAGCAGCTCAAGCCGCCGCCCGTGCCGATGGAGATCCTTGAACCGATCCCGCCACCACCGGCAAACTTCACGATCGATCGCACGCCGTCGCCTTACTGGACCGATCCCGGTCCCCCGCCGAAGCCGCCCGAGCGCAGGCAGAATACGCGCGCCTGTCCGAACTGCGGCAGCCGCGCGCAGAAGTCCGTGCATCGCAAGCCGGGAAAGAGCGCCGAGCTGGAATGTCCGATGTGCGGCTATCGCTGGCCATATGCCGCCACAGCGAAGTGGATCTAGCGCTTGCCTTTGCGCTTCGGCAGCTTGCCGCTCTTGTCCGCCTTAGCGAACTCCTTGCCGACTTTCTTCGGGATGCCGATCGTCGATTTGCCCTTGGCGGCTGCGTGCATCGCCTTGCGCTGTGCTTCACTCACTGGCGGCATGTCAATTCTCCCTCGCGGCATGGTCATGACCTCGACCTCGACACCTTCCGGCACCGCGAGCCGGATGATGATCGGTTTCACCGGCTGTGGCTCCGGTGCTGGATCTGGCTGCCGGACGATCGACGCAACGAGGGCGGCGAGGAAATCCTCGTGATACTCCGCCACCAGATTGCCGATCGACACGCCGTCTGACCATTCCGGCACGATGTGCTTGTCGCCGTTGATGATCTCGCGCGCCTGATACGGATCGTCGCGCGTCTCGTTGAAATACTTCACCAGTGTCTGCGGCGTGCCGTCACTGGCGGTGCGAAACCATCCCTCGGCCATGCCGCGAAACATCACATCGGCGGCGATCTGCGGATCGAGCGCACGCCCGGCATGCCATTCGAGATCATCGTCCCCGGTGAGCGCGAGCTTGCTGGTCGCCTTGGCGTAGTTGTCACGCCACGTCAGCTGCACGTAGCCGCGACCGTAATAGGTCTGCTCAGTCTCGGTATCGGGGATGCCATATGAAGATCCCTCGCCCTTGCCATATTCCTCGATCGGCCACATCGTGCTTGCCGTCTCGTGCTTGGTGGTGGCGAGCGGATAGGCGAGGTGACGCAGGTCGTCGGACATCGCGTGCCGTTCCCACTCGTCGAGGATCGCGTTCTGTCCATCGACCTGCTGCTGCGTGAGCTTCCCGCCAAACAGCGTCTTGCGCACGTTGTCGAAATAGATCTCGCGGTCGAATTTCAGCATTGCGGCGGGTTCCAGTCGTTCAGCACCTTGAGCGAGCCAACATACGCCTTCACGGCGTTGTGCATGCCGGTGACGGCGCGCCCCGGCTGGTCGGTCGCGTCACGCATCCAGTTATCGAACATGCGCCCGGTATGGTTCCGCATCGCATTGTTGACGCCCTCGCGCATGACGGTGCGCAGATCCTCGCGCGTCTCGGGCGACATGCACTGCACGTAATGCGCATAGTCGGTCATCTTCGGCGCGGGCCAGACGAGACTGCCGCCGATCAGCAGCAGGCCGAGCGTGACCAGCAGCAACAGCAGCGGCTGGATCGTTTCCATGACACGCTATCGCGCCTCCAGCTCCTCCACGCGCGCCGCCAGCGTCTTCACCGCATTGATCAGCGCGAACAGCAATGGCCCGGTGTCGAGATCGCGAACGTCCGCCACCGCGACACCATCGATATAGCCTGCCCGCTTGGTGATGATCTCGGGCATCGCCTGCTCGCAGTCCTGCGCCACCAGCCCGATGAACTCCTTGCCGTCCAGCGCAACATGATAGTGGGGGCTGTTGGCGTAAGGCACCGTCACGGCCGACTTGTCTTCTCGCTCCTCGGGATCGGGAACCGACTTGTTGGACGGTGCGGCGCGCGTGTCGTTGCCCTTGTAGGTGAACTTCACCGGCTGCAACGTCAGGATCGCGTCGAGGCCATTGTCGTAGTTGCCAGTCACGCTCTTGATGCGTGCATCAGAGCTATCGGCCCATGGCCCGCCGCCAACCTTGTAGGCAATCGTTGCGACGGTGGTGAGCCACCACTGGGTATCAACGTGCAGCTCGAAATGCGACGTGCCAATGCCACCAGCACCGTTGTTCGTTCCGAAGCGCCAGACACCGTCCGACGAAGCCACCATTGCCCATGACGGATTTGCGCCACTGTTGAGCACGAGGGCGGCACCAGCACCATCGACCTGAACCCTGCCAGTTGCGCTGATGGTGCTGGTTGCAGTGATAGTGCCGTTTGCGGCAACCTGCGCGCAAAAAAGCGGGCCACCAGACAAGACGTAATTGCTGCCATCGTAATAGAGATATTTGTTGTTTGTTTGTGCGCCGAAGTAGAGCGCACCGCTCGTCGCATTGGTATACGTAATCAGAGGACCACCTTGAACGCTGCCGCTTGCAATGACGCTGCCGGTTGTGATGATATTGCCAGATGTATTAAGACCCCCGGCCTGAATGCCACCAGCCATTATGAGGCCGCCACCGACGAGATTAAAATTGGCCCCGTCATACTGAAGATACTTGGTCGCGGTCTGGTTTAAGAAAAGTGTCCCAGTGTCTGAGTTCGCACCAACCATGATGTTGTTATGGACGAGCAATTGCCCGCCAGTGAGAGTGTAATTGGTGCCGTCGAACAGGAGATATTTAGTGCCAGAATTGCCAAAATGAACGGCCCCGGAATTTGCCGAAGTGATGGTATAAATTCCACCATTGGCCTGAAGCTTTCCGTAGAACAACGCAGTCGCATCCGCGCGAGCAATGTCGAGCGCGGGACCGATGAGCGCCCCAGCATCGTCATAGCGATAGAACGTCACATCCGATCCCGCATTGGCGCCACCCTCGGGCAAGGCGGTTCCCAGCGACAGGAACCAGCGCGGCTTGTCGATGGTGTACGTTCCGATCCCGACATGCTGGTCGGCGGCGCTCTTCTTCAGCAGCAGCGAAGGTGACACCTTGCTGATGGTGAGATCGCCGGTCATCGTGTCGCCAGCCTTGGCGACCGCGCCAAGCGCAGTCAGCGCGTCCGGCGCCGTGCTGGCGCCCGTGCCGCCCTTGTTGACCGGCAGCACCGCGTTGAACGTCGCAGCGACGTCGTTGACCCAGTTGTTGTAGCGCGCGCTGTAGACCGTCTGGTCGGGTTGGCCATACGTGCCGTCAGGGATGACGTAGTTGCCGTCCGGTTGCCGTCCCATCGATCATCTCCCGAGAATTCTGCGCGCACTGCCCGGTCCATAGAGGGCGTCGAATTTTGCCGCAGCCTCCGGGGAAGGAGCAGCCCGCAAGCTCTTGATGTCGTCCGGGTCCGGGATGATCTCTACCCGGTTGCTCTCGATGGTCCTTGCATCGATCGCCGGATCGAGCTTTTTCAGCTCCGCATTGTTGTTCGCGATGGTCTGGTAGGCCTCCTTGCGCAGGTTCTGCACGATCTTGAGCATGCTCTCCTGTTCGAGGTTGCCCTTGATGCCCATCGCCTCCATGGCCTGCTCAAGCTCGACGTTCGAGATCGAGCCGGTCGGCGAGATCTTCTTCGCCATCGCGCCAACCATCGGACGCATCTTGGCGCGGAATTCCTCGGTATCAATGATCTGCTGCTTCCACGTTGGATCGTCGCGCCATGGATGCTTGGCGCCCGGGAACATGCCGGACACGCCCTTCCTGAAATCCATGATGCTCGGAAAGCCGAGCTGCCCGCCCGTCCCCGGGATGGGGATGCCCGGCCCCTTGTCGGCCCACAGCCCGGCAATGAGCTTGCGCTCCTTGAGCATCTTCTCCGCCTCGTAGAGCGCGGGCAGGTTCTGCGCGATCTCCCGCGCGACCTCGGCACGCTTGCTGGCCGCCGCGACCAGCGACTTGTGCGTCTCCGGGTCACCATAGGCCCGCCCGATGTTCTCCTTGCGCAGCTCCTCGGTCTGCTTGCGCTGTTCCTCGGGCAGCTTGCGCTCGATTTCCTGCCGCTCCTTCCTGCGCGCCAGCCAGTCGCCATGCTCCCGGTTCCACTCAGTCATGGCGTCGGCGTCCTGCTTGTCGCGTGCCTCCTTGGCCCGCTTGAGATCCTCATTGAAGGCCTCGCGCTGCGGCGTGGACATCAAGTCGAAGCGCTTATCGTTCAAGGTGCGCTTGAGCTGCTGGATGCGCGGCGTGTCCACCCCGGTCTTCGGGCGTGGTGGCTCGGGACCGAGCGGGGCAGGTTCGTTGATGAAGGAGGTCCCCGGCGCTGGGAGCGTCCCGGGAGCGCCTCCCGTGGGAGGGGCGACCGGAGCGCCATAGGCGGGTTTTGGCGCACCAGCGGGCGCCGCTGCTGCGCCGGGAGGCCTTCCAGCACCAGCCTGAGCCAGCATGGTCGGCACCAGACTGTCGCGCCCGGCGGCGATCGAGGCGGGCGGCTCGGTGTCGGGGCGCTCGGCGAGCGAGGCGCCCGGACCTGCGGCCTGCGGCCCGCCATAGGTCAATCCTGGCTGGCCAGCATCTGACACGGTCCCGGTGTCGAGCGCGGCCATCTGCAACAAGCGCGGGTTGGCAGTGGCAGTCTGGGCGATCGCCGAGCGCCCGGCGTCGATCTCGGGCGGCAGCTCGGCGGTGAGCGAGCCCGGCACGGGAGCCAGCTCGGGGGCCAGCTCGGCCGAGCCCGGCGCGGGGGCTGCGGTTGGCGGCGCAATGGTCGGCTCCTCGGCGGCGGACCTGCGCGCGGCGCGATCGAGCGCATTCTTCTCGCGCTCGGCCGCGTCGGTCTGGCGCAGATACAGGCCTTCACTGAGCTTCTCGGCTGCCGATGACAGGCCTTCGCCGAACGTCTTCGGGTAGGGACGGGCGCGCGAGGCAAGCGCGGCCGCGACGGCACGGCGCTGCTTCAGCTGCTCGTAACTCATGCCCTCCTTGGATCCGGTGGGCCAGAAAATCGACGAGATCAGATCGGTCGGAACGACTGCGGGATCTTCCGGCGTTGCCATCTATGCAGCCCTCCCGAACACCGCTCCCATGCGGTTCAGGTCGATGTGCTTCACACCGCCGATCTTCCTGACGGCTGACGGCTCGATCTTCTCGACGTCCTGCGCCATCGGCCCGACATGGCGGCGATCTTCCGGATCGTCCTTGTAGCTGTATTGGTAGATGGGCAACGCACCCTTGTTCGAGAACACCTTGCCCATCGGCACAATGTTCTCCTTCACGTTGCGGTCGGAACGGATGGCGGCGCTGCCAAGACTGCCGCCCGCGCCGAGCAGGCCACCCATGAGGTCGTTCCAGCTCGACAGCCCGGTCTTGTAGATGTCGTTCTGCTGCGCGAAGCCCTGATTGATCAGCCCGGCAACGTCGGTGGTGGGGATCTGGGTGCGCTGCGCGTTGACCCAGCTCGGCTGCTGCACCTGCGAGCCCGAGAGCAGTGCAGTGATCTCGTTGATCGGCTGCGTGCGCTGCTGGTACTGCTCGGCCAGCCACTGGTTGCGCAGCGAATTCTGCGCGCCGAACATCGTGTTGGCGCGATTGAGCGCCTGCTGCTGCGCCTGATTGAAGAAGGTCCCGCGCGCTGCGGCCTGCTGGAATTCCTGCGCCTGCGCGGAATTGAAGAACGCGCCACGCGCTGCGGCCTGACGCTCGGCCTGCTCTTGCGCGGTGTTCTTGAACATGGCGCGCGCCTGCTCCTGCGAGTAGCCCTGCGCCTGTGCCATGTTCTCGAACGTGGCTTGCTGGCGCGCCATCTCGCTCAGGCGCTGCTGCTCGGCTCCGCCGCGCTCGATCACGCCAAGGCGCGCGTCGTTGGCCTGCCGCGCATAGACATCATAGGCGGCCTTGTAGGCGGGCGAGCCCGGGCGGATGCCTTGGTCCGCGAGGCGCTGGTTGATCCGGTCTTCCTCGACCGCGAGCTGCGGATTGAGCCGCTGGAACATGCCCTCTTCGACGCGCGCGCGATCGGCGCTGAAGTTGTCCTGCGGACCATAGCTGCGCGTGATGTCCCAACCCGGATCATAGTCGCGCGTGACGTCGCCGCCCGAGCCGTAGCCATACTGCGTCGCAGGCTGCTGGGCGAAGCTCGACACCGGGTTGCCCGCAGCGTCGAACATGCTCATGTCACCCATCTGCGGCGCGGCAGTCGTTCCCGGCATGCGCCCTTCGGCCTGCCCGAACTGCTGCCAGTGTTGCGCGGCAAAGTCGGCGGGCAACTGGCCCCACTGCGCCTGCGCCTGCCGCGCCGCTGGCCACAGATCGGGATAGCGCGACAGGTAGGCGTTGATGTCGAGGTTGCCGAGCTGCGGATTGAACGATGTCCCGAGCAAATTCTTCAGCGCGCCGCTTTGCTGATTGCTCAGTTGCGCAAGGTTGACCTGCGCGCCCTGCTGATTGCTGAGCGCTTCCTGTCCTTGCGGCGTGAGCGTCTGCTCTGCCGTCCAGCGCGGGATGTTGAACGACTGCCCCGTCGTCGGATCGGTGTAGTTATAATTGCCGGTGACGTTGTAGTTCAGGTTTCCCTGCGGCGTCTGCTGGTTGACGTTGCCCAGATAGGAGTTGGCGATCGCGGTCGAGACGTTGGTGCCGGTCTGCGCGGCAGCCGTCTGCATCGGGTTCGGAGGCGTCGGCGGGTCCGGGGCAAGGCCACTGTAAGCCATCAGGCTGCCTCCTCTGTGAGTGACCGGCCATGACTGATCCTGCTGCCGTACCAGTCATCATCGGTCAAGGTGCAGATCACACCATCGAGGTCGCGCCCAAACAGGCGCGGCACGAGCGTGAAGGTGAAACCGACTGCCGCCAGGATGCGCAGCACGCGCTCATCGCGCTTGCGCACGTGGATCAGCAGCAGCTGGCAGCCGCACTCCCGAAAGACGAAATCACCGATGCGATTGAGCGTGCGGCGCGACAGCCAAGCACGGCTGACGGCGGAAGCGGTCATCTCGATCCTGCCGCTGTGCGGGTCCCAGTTGTAGAACACGACGCCAGCGAGGAAGTTGTTGTGCTCATCGACGACAGCGATGGTCTTGCAGTTTCGGTAGCCCTTCTCCTCACCTTGGAGATTGGCCACGATCGTGCTGACGACATCATCATTGTCGTAGACGAACCGGATCATCAGCCAACCCCTTCAGCCCCGAAGCCTCCGCTTTCGAAGCCACCATGACCGCTGAAGCCGGTGCCCGGATCGAAGCCGCCCCATCCGCCGCCACCGCTGAAGCCGCCGGGAGCGTTGAAGCCCGAGCCGAAGGCATAGCCGCCAACTCCACCTTCGAAGCCTTGCGCCGACGCAGCCATGGCGGCCTGATCACCCGGATCGGTCACGTCTGGTCCTTGCTGGAAGGATCTCCCGCTCGGCCAGCTGCCCGGAGGTGCGGTCGGAGCGGATCTTGCCGTCTGGGCAGGCATGCCATGGATCGCCGGATCGTTCGGATCGGGCAGCGTGTTCGACGGCATGTCGCCCCAGCGTCCAGCGAAACTTTCGTTCGGCGCCGTGATCGTTGCACCCGGCGTGTTGTTGGCAGTGGCAAATGAATTCGGGCCAGAGAAGCTTGCACCGAAGTTGCCGATCGATGGCGAAGTTACTGAACCGGGAGTGCCTGAAAAGGCAGCGCCGCGCCCAGTCTCGCCCGTATTGAAGCCACCTTGCGTTGCGTTGCCAGCGCCGAACATGCCTGAGCCGCTGTTTGCCGCAGCAGCTGCCGCAGCGCCGAAACTGGCGTTGCCCGGCCCCATGCCGCCAAACGCTGACGTGCCCGGAGCCATGCCGCCCGACAGGCTGCTGCCGACAAAAGGATTGAGCTGTCCATAGGTGAAGTTGCCAGCCGCGAGATGAGCGTTGGCCGGATCGTTCATGTCGGGACCGCCTTGGAACGAACCGAGCGGATAGGCTCCGCCTCCGCCTCCGCCTCCGCCTGATCCTTGTGGCGGGATGTAGCCGCCCAAGCGTGGATCACCCGATCCTCGTGGCCCTTCGAAGGATACCTGCTGCTGTGGAGGCTGCATGCCCTGCTGCGCCAGCATCGCCTGCGCGATTGCATCGCGCCCGGCATTCATGTCGGGACCGCCTTGAAACGATCCCGGACGATAGCCGCCGCTTGGCCCGAAGCTGGGGTCCCACCCTTCGAGCGTCCTCGTGTCGTCCTCTGCGCGGATCATCTTGCGTCTCCTTTAGACAGCGACAGCGATCTGCTCTGCGATGAATGAAACGCCAAGCACCTCGACGTCAGGCTTGGCGGCTTGGTTGATCTGCACCTGCACGATCGGTGCGTGTGAATAGCCTGTTTCGCCGATCGACACCCAATAGGTCGATCGCGTGTTCGGCATCGGTGGCGCGGGCCGGTCGAAGCGCACGCCATCCGCCGGATCACCCGGGATCGGGAACGGCAGCGCGTGATCGTCGCCCCAAAGGCCTTGATCCCACACTTCCCCAAGCTGCGGATCTCCACCGATCGGCGGCGGAGGAGGCAGCTCATAGACGTAGTTCACCGCGCAGGTGACCTGCGGGACGAACGGCTCGATCGCGCGCGTGTTGAACGAGCAACGCGCCTGCCGCACGGTGAACTGGTTCGGCGGCGAGCCGAACACTTCCCATCCGCCAACGTAGCTCGCGATGTACGGCATGCGCTGATCGACGTCATCAACATCCGTGATGGTGTCGTAGCCACCGATGTCGGCCTGCATGATGCGGCCTTTTTGCGTGCCGAAGAACATCGTGCGGTTCAGCGTGGTGAAGCACATCGCATCCCATCCGGTGATGCGGCACCATGCTCCGGTGTTGGTGTTGACGACGCCGCAGCGCCAGTCACCCGAAGCACCGCCGGGCCAAGTCACGAACAGCGCGCCAAGCCCGCCGAACTCGTCCCACTTGCACATCGTCCACGGCAGGTTGCCCTTTGCGATCATCTCCTTCATCCACATCGGGTGGATGTTTACCGTGATGGCGGAGAACTCGAGCTGGCCGGTGTCCTTCATCAACGCCTGACTTATTGGGACGATGCCATCCGCCGTTGCGATCAGGACGTCGCCGCCCACTCTGGTCCATGAGTTCTTCCCCAACGGTCGTGTGATCTGGTAGCGCCCTTCCTGCCGCCAGTTGGTGGCGTCGGCCGGATTGGTGCCGGTGAAGATCGCGATCTCGCCCTCGGTCGTGACGAAGGCGCACTTGTCGTCGATGCCGTCACCCGCCGACACGGACCACGCACAGCCGAACAGCAGCGATCCTCCAAGCGTGAACGCGCCCGAGAGCGGGATCTGCAACAGCTCGCCGCCGACATTGTTGACGCCGAGACACCATGCATTCATCGAGCCGCCCTGAATGAAGAACAGGCGATTGCGATACTTCCAGACCTGCGTCAGCCCAAGCCCTTCGACGACCGGCGTGTCAACCGGCCCGGTGATCAGCGTCGGCGGCGTCGTGGCGCCCGGACGCAACTGCTGCCATGCCGTGCCGTTGAAGCGCAGCGCATAGTCGCCTGCGTCGTTGACCGCGATCAGGTACGTCGTGCCATCGATAGTCGCCAGCGTCGCGGTCGAGAAGTTGCCATTGGCGAGCGTGATGTCGTTCGGCGCTGCCGGTGCAACCGGCGTGCCAAAGTCCCCACCCGCAGTCACCTCGTGCAGCGACGTCGCATTGGCGGCGAACATCCTCTTGTTGGAGCCCGCGATGTAATTGAACATCGAAACGATCGAACGGTTGTCCGGCGTGCCAGTGACACCGAGCCGCGTCCACTTCTGTGATCCGCCACGCAGCCTGATCGTGTTGTCGGTCGGGAACCAATTGTCGAGCAGGAGCGCAGCACCCGGCCGCATGAAGGCTGGGTTCTCGTTCAGGATCAGGCCGCGCAACGGAGCAGGCAGGGTCTTCGGGATGACCTGCATCTGCACCTGTCCCGGCGCCGCGAAGCGCCGGAACGCGCGGTAGTGCGGGAGCGAGCGGTTGCTCATGGCGGAATTGGTCCGGGGTATGGCGTCTCAGGCGCGCTCGGTGTCGGATATGGATAGCTGCGGTTCATCGCAGCGCTCACCGTCTGCCTGCCAACGATGATCGGCGCAGGCTTGTCGGAGCCCGAGAGCGTTGACAGCGCGTCTTCGTAGTTCGCGATGTCTTCCGCATAAGCACCACCCTTGTAGGCCTTCCACTGCCAGATCATCCCGAGCTTCAAGATCCGCTCGGGAAGACGGAAGACGTCGGTGTCGGAGAGGAAGACGTCGCTCGGCCCGCCGCCGACGCTGGTGCCAAGCGTGATGCAATACTTGTGCAGGTACCAGAATTTCAGCTGCACGCCGACTGGCGGTGCCGGGCGCACGTGGATCTGGTTGCCATAGATGATCCACGATCCAGCCGGATCATTGAAGCCGTTCAGCTCCCTGACCAGCCATTCGTCCGGATCGGAGATGAAGGTCAGCGGCAACGTCGGCTGCGCACTCGAATAGATCTCCGACGTCTTGAGCATGCGCTGCCAATCCGGCGGCAGGTCGAACGCAAGCGTGACGCCATCACCATTGAGCGTGGCGAGCTTGCGGAACAACTGCCATTCGCGCGTGTTGTAGGCGATGCGCTGCGCCATCTCGTTGGCGAGCTGCACCATCTCCCACGCGGTACGATCCTCTGTCGGCAGCACAAAGATCGAGCTGGCCGGTGGCTTGACGCCGACGAAGGCGCAGACCTCCTTCACCACCGACTGAACCGTCATGGATCAAGTCCTCGCGTCCTCTGCCATGCGCAGCAGCGTCTTGAGCGGGGGATTGCCGATCGGCCGCTTGCCGGTCGTCTCGGTGGGGAAGGCGCGCAGCTGGTCGCTGTTCATGCCGACGAACTCGGCGCTGACGTTCGGCGCAGCGGCGACCTTGGGATCATCATCCTCGTCCTCGTCCTCGTCCTCGTCCTCATCAGGCGGCTCGGGCGGGATTGGCGTTTCCGGCTCGGGCTTTGGCGGGCTGGCCAGATACTGGCGCTCCTCCTTCATCACGCCGATCTGCGCGGTGAGCGCTTCGATCTGCTGCTGCATGCGAATGACCACCGCGTTGTGGTCGCTCGACGCAAGATAATCGGTGGCGAGGTTCTTCAGGTCGCGCCCGCCCATGCCAAGGTTCTTCAGCGGCTGGCCTTCCAGCTCGGCGAGCGCCTCGGCGGTGTAGATCGAGAGCGCACGCAGCTCGGCGCGCTTGCCCTCGGTGAGGAACGGCAGGTAGTCGAGCGGCGTGCCTTCCTTGGTCTGCGCCAGCTTCGCCTTGAACTGCTGATACTGCTTGGGCCAGCGCTCCGCGTAGCTGACCTTGACCCGCTCGCCCGTCTCCTCGTCGTCCTCGAAGTGCGAGAATTCGGTCGAATGGAAGACGTAGACGTCGCGCGATCCGGCGAAGCGGATCTCCACCACCTCGACATCGTCGAAGATCGGTCGGCCAGCAGCCGTGGTCTTGCTCGGGTTCTTCATCGCGATGGTCTTGAACAGCGGCGTGATGACCGCAGCCTGTCTGGCCATGCCATTCTCCTTGAATTCTGAGGCTGGCCAGTACGTGGCCAGCCTCCCGTTCAGTATTCCGAAGGTTACGCCGCTGCGTTGCTGTCGAAGAAGCGCCAGTTAAACATCGGATTTACTTGAGTAAGCTCGCCCATCCATCCGATAAACTGTGCAATTGCATCCTTGTCGATGGGCATCTGACCATCACCCTTGAACAGCTTGTCGAAGTTCCGGCTGGCGTTGTAGCGCAGCCGGAAGGTGCTGGTGTTGAGCCCGAAGGTGGTGTCGTCCGGCATGTTCGAGCCGATGCCGCCGTCGAGCACGATCTCCGCGCGCTTGCCGCCGCCAATGTACTCCAGCGTCGAGAAACCAAGCTTGCCGAGCGAACTCTCGTTGGTCTGCCGCTGGATCGCGATCGTCGCCGCATCGTAGGCCGCGTAGTGCTGCGACGACATCAGCAACAGGTCAGCATACTGCCGCCCGCGCGACTGCTTGGTCATGATGTAGTTGAGTTGCGGGCGGATCGTGGTCGAGGTGACCTGCGTGGTGAGCCCGGCAGGCCACGTCTCGGAACCGGCTCCACCGCTCGGATCATAAGTTTTGGTGCGCCAGATCGCATTGTCCACGCGGCTGATGCCGCCATAGACCCCGGTGTTCGGCAGCACCGGCACTGCGGTCGCGAGCCCGGTCAGCTGCTTGCCGCCGTTCGCAGTCCCCGCGCTGTACATGGCAACGTCCATGGAGTCTTCGAGCGAACGCTCGGCCGCGTCCATGTAGCTTTCCAGCGTGTCCATGATCTGCGCTTCACCCTCGTTGTTGAGGATTTCCTGCATGGACAGGATGATCGGCACAACCACCATCTTCGGGGAGAAGAAGGCGTCGTTGAAGATGTCGATCGCTGGATTGAGCAGCTGATCATAGCCACTGTACCACTGCGCATCGGCCTTGCCGATCTGCAACGTCTGGCGAATGCGCGGGCCTGAGTAGGTCCGCCACAGTCCCTTCTTGCGCATCAGCGCGAGCAGGGCGTTGTTGTTGGAGACGAGATCCTCGTAATCCGCCGAGCGATCCTCGAGCGCCATCGAGAGCACCTGCTGATAGGCGACTTCGGTATTGATGTTGGGCATCGGCTAAGCTCCTGATCTGACCCTTCGCATTGCATTGGTGAGCGCTTCGCGGTTCGACACCCTCTTCTTGGGGTCGCGCGGCTGCGATGAAGGCGTGCCTCCGTTCGGGGCACCGGAGATCGAGCGATCGACCTCTTCGTCTGATCGGGTCTGAGCCGTCGTGTCGCGGGTCTGAGCCGCCTGTGTTGATCCATTGGATCGTCGTGCCGTCCCTCTGTCGGGACGAAGTTTCATGGCACGCTCATACGCAGCTTTGAGCGGCCATCCACGGTCCATCTCGTCCTTGATGATGTCAAGACGCTCATCAAAGCCGGGATTTGCCTCGGCGAACTTGTCGATCTCCGAGCGCGTGTTCTTGAACTCCTGCCGATATTGCATCTCGTGAAAGCCGGTGGCAAGACGCTCAACCTGCTGATAGAGCCGCCCAAGCTGATGCTGCTGCGCCTGCGCATGGTTCTGGTGCTGCACCAGCCGATGCTGCTCGGGCGTCAGCCGCAGCACATCACGGGCAAAGTCATAGACGTTGTAGCGCCCGCCATTGCGGCCGGGCAGCCCCATGTTGTTGATGATCAGGTCAATGCCGCCGAACAGATCCGAGCGCAGCTGCTTCTCGATGCCGGTGTAGTTGCTGAGCGCATCCTTGAGCGTCGTGCCGGTCCTCTGCGCCATGTCGTGGAATTCGCGCAGCTCGTTGAACGCCTCTGCGGCGCCGCGATACTGCTGGATGCCGCGCTCCATCTGCTGGTGCGCCTGATAGACGGCGCCGCGCACGCTCTCGGGAACGCCGTTCCAATCCGCCTTGGCAGCCTCGCTGAACCGGGGAGGGGGATCGCGATAGGGGGCATCGTCCGCGAGCGGCTCATGCCTGACCGGCTTCTGCTCACCCGGCTTGACGCCCTCCTCGCCCTCGGGCGCGCGCGCCACGAACCTGCCCTTGTCGCGCGGCTGCGGCTCCTTGGTTTCAGGCTTTTCCTGAGCCTTGGCTTGAGGTTTTCCCCGATCTTCACCGGGAGTTTTCCCCTCCTCGGCGGCACCCTTGGCCTCCTGCGCGGCACGCGACTTGGCGAAGGCGCGCTCGATCGCCTCGCGCCGCCCCATGGCGCGCTCGTGCGCGATCCGCTCGGGCGACTTGTCCGGCGCCTGAACGCCCGTGCTGCCATGCTGCGCGTCGGGCGACTGCTCAGGTATCGTTACTTCGGTCTGGACGTTCGGCGGCGAAGGGCTGCCGACGTCTGCCGTCTGGATGGTAGTATCGTTCATAGTGGCCTGCCTTGACCTTTTCGATCGCGTCCTTGATCACACGCTGGCGCGCGCTGCGCTGCTCGCGCGTGGTCAACGAGCGCGATTTCAGTCGTGGTTTTTCATTGCCGACTTCAGTCAGCCCGAGCGCACGACCAACAGCCCGGAATTGTCGCTTCGAGGTGTAGAATTTTCCATCGACCTGCTCGGTCGGCTCCATCACGTCCGAGATCACATACGGCATCGGCAGCGTCGAGCGCGCAGGTGGCGTCTGCTCGCGCACGAAGCGCCAGCGGTTCGGCGCGATCTCGACCAGCTCGCTCATGGCACCGCGAACACCCTTGCAGCCGTCGTCCAACCTGTCTGCGCCGTCACAGTCAGCGCCGTTGTCCACGCCACGCCATCCGCCGAATACTGCAACGTGAAATTCTCTGGCGACTGTGCAGGATTGCTGGAGCGCGGCAGGATCGAGATCTGCGCAACCTGCTTGCTGTCCTTGAACTCCCATCCAAGGATGCCGGTCTGATCAGTCACCGTCTCGTGATAGGTCGTGGTGTTGTTGTCGTCGAACGCATTGGGGGCAGGGAGCGAGAAGCCGGTGCTGCGGTGCCACGCCCGCCCCTTTCCTGATCCGGTGAGGTCGGCGCCGCCCGCCGTGCCGCGAAACTCGATCTCATTCAGCGCCAGCTGCGAATTGCTATCCACCGCAGTCACGTTCAATCGCCACAGCGGCTTGCCGCCAGCCGTTGCCGCCGGGTTGGGAAAGGCCTGCGCCTGCGCGATGGTGCTGGTGTCGTAGTTCAAGCGATTGATGCCGGATGGCGACCACCCGGCCACGGGCGTGAAGGTCGTGCCATCGCTGGAATGCGAAATGGAAAACGCCGTGATGTAGCTGAGATCACTGCGCGGCAGCAGGCGCACGACGTTGACGTCGATCGGAGCGCCATAGTCCAAGGTCATCGTCTGTGGCACGGCTCCCGATGAAGCAACCCACAAGGTGCTGGCATTGCCGTCGATGGCGTTCGCCGCCGGGAAGCTGCCGTTCGATGTCGATGCCGTCGCACTGACAGGTGCCGACGCAGTCTCGCCCAGCTTGGCAAACTCAATGTGCTTTATCCCCGCCTCCGCAGCCCCGGTGAAGCTGTTGATGGTCATCCTCCAGAACCGCGCCGAGATCGTTGTCGGGGCAACTGGCCCGCTTGTCTCGAACGTGACAGGCAGGCCGAGCGCCGCCACCTTGGTGACGGCAAGGCCTTGCGTCGCCTCGATCACTGGCAACCCGAGCTTGGGTGCCGTGGCGGTGACATCGACGACCGCGATGCCACCCGAAGCGACGGTGACGACCGGCAGGCTCATGGCGCGCGCTTCACACTGAAGTTGTCAAGCTGGGCTGCACTTTCCACGGCGCGCAGCAGCAGGATCTGACTGACAGCGGCAGTCGTGATCGTCCCGCTAAAGTGTCCCGTGTTGCTGGTCCCGGGCACAGTCAATGAAGCTCCACCAACACCAACTACGACGTTGGCCATACTGTCCGTGGCAATGATGTCGAACTCGAACAGATAATTCCCCGCCGTGATCGGCTCCACCGGATCGTCACGGGAGCCTTGACCAACGTCGCTGCCATCGAACACGAGAACGCCATCAGCGATGGAAGCGGATGTTGACAAGGTCCACCCGGTGGCGCTGGCGAAGTCTCCACTCACGACCAGCTCGACCGCTTCTCCTCCTCCGCCCGTTTCCCCCGAGCTGCTCGGATGGTCGCGCTGCGGGAATTCAGTGTAGTCGCCGAGCGTGCTGGTCGTGGTCACACGCCCGTCCGGCGTCGTCACGCTCACCTCGGTGCCGTCAGCTTCCGCCTTGCCGGTCCCTTCGAGCGGATCAGCGAACGCGCCGGTCGCAGCTGGCGCCCCGGCACCGACAGGAACAAGCCCTGCCGGTGTCGGAGGCGTTCCCTGATAGTCCACCGCAACGTTGGTTGGCGGCGTTGGGTTGGCCAGCGTGACGGTCGTGCTGCGATCGAGATTGGTCGTCGGCGCCGCCATCGTGCTCTCCTACGAGTAGGTCAGCGTCTGCGCTGCGCCCATCGGCATGTCGGCAAGGCTGATGCCGACGTTGCGCGCTCCAGCCAGCGTGCGCTTCGGCACGTTGGCGGTGATCGAGGTCGCCGACACGAAGGTCGAACTGATCACAACGCCGTCCACCGTGACCCGCGTCTGCGGCGTGAAGTTGGTCCCGGTCAGCGTCACGGCAGTCGCGCCAGTACCAACCGTGTCGGTCGTCGGCGAGATCGAGGCAAGTGCTGGTGCAGTCGCAGGCGACATCGACGAGGGATGCAGCTTGTTCGGAAACTCGGTGTAGGCGCCGTTGGTGCTGTGCATGATGGCACGCGCGTTGGTGGTGTCATGCACCTCGGTGCCGGACCCTTCGGCGCGCCCGGCGGCGAGCGCGGCATCGAGCGGCGTCAGAAAGACGCCCTTGCTCGCCTCGTCCGCCGCGATCGCGCCAACCGGCACCTTGCCTGCTGGCGTCGGCGGCGTGCCCTGCCAAGCGGCGGCAACGTTGGTCGGCGGCGTCGGATTGGCAGGCGTCGTGGTGGTGGTGCGATCAAGCGCAGTGGTCGGCGCGGCCATGGTCAATCCTCCCTTTTGCGCTTGCGCGCATCCTTGCGAAGCAGGTCGATGACGTCTTCCTTGTTGCTGGCGCCACTGACATCGACACCACGCGCTTCGGCGAGTTCATCCAGTTCACTGCGCCGCATGCCGTGCAGCTCCTCGTTCGAGGGGAGCGCCTCGCGCTCGGCAACAGGCTGCTCCGTTGCCGGACCCGGCTGCTCCGCTTCCTTGGCGAGCTGCTCGGTGCGCTCGGCATCGGCCTTGCGGTCCTGCTCGGCGAGCTGCTCGGCATCGACCTCGGTTTCGTTGCCGCGCTCGCCAAGCTGCCGATTGAGGTTGGCGTTGTAGACTTGCGTCGGCATCACGTCGGCGATCTCGGGCGGAGGCGGCTCGGTCAACTGCGCCTCGGTCTGCTGCACGGAGGCTGCACGCTCGTGCTCTGCGGCCTGCGGGTTCTCCTTGGCCTGCTGACTGTCGTCCTCGGCCCAGTCCTCTTCCTGCTCGTCGGTGTCGTCGTAGACTTCATCACCCGACTTGGTGGTCCGCTCCGCCTTCTTCACCTTCTTCGTCATGCTGGCCTCCTCATTGCTGATACCCTCGTGGATCAGCCAAGCCGCCCATGGCGCCAGCCCCGACTGCCACGCCACCTACACCCAGATATCCCAATTCGGATGGATTGCCGAGCCACGGTCGCGTCGGCTTCATCTCGGGCGCCGCTCCGGGCTTCTTGCTGACGTCCCAATGTCCCGTCTGAACGTGCGCCGCAAGCGCTCTTTCCAGCTGCTGCTTCGACGGTGCGGGCATCTTGCCCAGTCCGGGGAACTGGCTTTCATGCGGCTCGAAGCGCTTGCGGATGCGGTCCCATTCGAGCCACTGGCTCATGAACAGGTTCAAACCAGACTCGTTGGCGGCCTTCTGGTTGATCGCAAGCGCACGCTTGTAGGCCTCGCCCATGATCAGCGCGTTCTGCGGTTCATAGAAACCCTGTTGCCGCAGATGCGCAGGAATGTCGGGGTTCAGCGCGCCCGTCTTGGTCCGCATGCCGGGCTCGCTGTGCGCGCCAACATAATCGAGCAGCTTCTCGCCCAAGAAGCTGTCCGAGCCTTTCATCGACCTGAGCTGATCGAAGGTTTCAATCTTGTTGGTCGCCTCGACCTGCTGTCCGGTTTTCTTCGATGCTGCCGCCGCAACCTTGTCGCGTTCCTTATTCCAGTCCTTGATCAGCTTCTGCTGCCACGCCTTCTCATCGGCAGGAGTAGGGAACAAGCCGCCACGTTTCTCGAACTCGCGTGCCATATGCCGGTCGATCGCGCTGATCGCAGCGTTGTATGGGTCCTGCCACACGCCGCTGAACGATCCGGTCTTCATGGAAAGGCCTTTTGTCTGCGTGGCAAGCCGCTCGGTGAACTCGGGCCATGTCTCGTTCGCGGTCTTGCGGAACCAGTCCGGGTTCTTCCTGAACATCTGCGCCAGCTCGGCGATGTAGGTGTAGTTGGCGCTGCCGCGCGTCCCCAGACCGGGAGGATCTGCCTTGCCGGATTGCAGATCGAACATCCGGCCGATGCTGTGATTGTATTCGTCGATCATCTCCTTGGTCACAGGTCGGCCGTCGCGCGTGACCTTCGAGCCCGCTTCCCAAGGGATGCTGTCGGCCAGCGCATTGATCGTCTCCGAATTGTGCAGGTCGCCACGCAGACGCATGCGCGACGCAGTGAGCTGGTTCGGGAACAGCGGATTGCTCGGCGAAGTAATGCCAAGCATCAGGCCATCCCAGATCTTCTGCGGCGAAGCCTCCTTGCCGTTCTCGGTCATGGTGCGCCCGAGCTTCTTCTGCATCTCGATGTGCAGATCGCGCGGGATGCGCGAAGGATCGATCGGGTTGGCCTTCATGTGCAGCAGGTCGTAGTAGGTCCACTCACCATCGATCCCGCCGGGCAAGGTGAATTCATACGGTTTGCCTTGCGCGTCCTTCACGAAATACGGCTTCGGCTCGGTGAGCGGGCCAAGGTTCTTGATGCCGTAGTAATTGCCCACGTCACGCCAATCTTCCGGCGACCACTCACGCATCTGCTTGCCGTTCCAAGTCACATCGACGTTCTCGAACGGAGACTTGGAGCCGGTGGCTGCGGTCTTCGCCTGCATGCGCATGTCGCGCGGCACGGGATTGAGCACACCACCCATCTCGGCAAACGGCTCATTGAACTCAACGATCTGCTGCGAGGACGGGATCTTCATCTGCTTGATCGGATCGATCGCGTCACGCTCGGCCTGAGTGAGATCCCTGCGCAAATAATTGAGGTTCGCCCTGTTCTCCCCGGCACTGAGATTGTAGTTCGCAAGCGCGGCCTGATTGCGCGCATACTGCTCCATGATCTGGCGCTGCGCCGGTCCCATCTTCGCCATGTCTGGCGCGAACTCCTCCAAGATCTTCTTGTAGATCCCCTCGGCAGGCGAGCCGGGAGGAAAGTTGGTTGACACGTTCGCGCCGCGCGCGCCACCCTCGACGAAATCGATCGCGTGCTGCGGCTCATGCAAGCCCACTTCCAGCATCTTGCCGCGTGGAGCGAGAGCGCCGCTTGCCTCCTTGTTCTGCTGCGGATTGATCGCCATGAACGGGCGCTCGTGCTTCGTCACTGGCGGATAGTAGGCGGCGCGCCATGAGCCTTCGTTGTCGATGTAGACCGGCATGTCGCGCAGATAGGGGAACGCTTCGAGCGCTTCCGGGTGATCGTAGAGATCGCTCCACGTCAGCGGTCCTTTCTTCTGGATGCGCTCGGTCGCTGCCTGACGCGCCTTCAGCATCTCGGTGCGGTAGCGCGCGCTGCCTTCACGCGGTGCCGTGATGCCGGTCTTCTTGCCGAACAGGTCGAGCCCCTGCTCGGGATTGTTCTCGCGAAAGATCTGCTGCGTGACCTTGTCGATGTCGTAGTCGTCGGGGATGCCTTTGAAGCGCGCATTCTGGTCCGACACCTCGAAATAGAACTTGCCATCGGGAAAGCGGCGCAGCTTGGTGGCATCGAAGATCTGCTGATCGGACATTCCTTTCGCCGCCATGCCCTCGGCAAGATCGAAGGCCAGCTGATCGGCCTTCGGCGACTGGCGCGAACCGAACATGCCAGCGCTGACGCCGGGGCGCACATACCCGGCAGGAGCACCGGCACCGAGCAGGTTGAGCGCAGTGTCACCAGCGAACTTCTGCTGCGCCTTGGCAAACTCAACATCCTCGGCCGCCGACGTCTCGGTCGGTCCCAGACCTCCGGTGACCGGACGCAGCGGTGCCTGCGGCGGCGTGGTCATTCCCTTGATAAGCTGGCCAGCCGCGCGCAGCGGTGCCGTGATCGGCCTCGTGGCATACTCGAGCGGCGTCTCTGCCGGTGGTTGTGTCGAGGCGAGGCCCGGGCGCGGCCTGTCCGGGTCCCATGGCTTGGTCGGCTCGGGACGGTAATTGTCACCAGCGGCGAGCCCGCCAAGGGTGTAGCGCGTCGCGTAGGCGTCGCGCGCCGCGCGCGCTGCCGGGAGTTCGAAGCGCTCACGATCGGGCTGCCCCGGCTCCTGCACCGTCGTCATGTAGCGGTTGGTGAAGTTCGGATCGATGCTCGCAGGAGCGGCGACCGAGCCCATGGCGGGGGCTGGCGACTGATCCGGCTCGAACAGGCGCCCTGACGGGCGCCCGCCGGCGCCGGGGCGGCCCCATCCGGTGTCATCCGGCGCCGGCGCCGGGATCTCCAGCGGGCGCACCGTGATGCGCGGAACGCCGCGCTGCATCAGCTCCAGCTCGGTCAGCTCGTCGCGCGGGTCACCCATACCAGTCCCCGTCCTCGTAGGCGGAAAGGTCGGCGAGCGCTCCCATCTTGGCGCCCGGCAGCAAGGAGGCAGCGTCCGGGCCCGTGGTCAGCGGACCCGGCGCCGTCGCCGGACGGGCAGTGGGAATGGGGACAGCTCCGCCCGGAAATTGCGGCGGCTGCGGCGGAGATAAGGCTTGCGAGCCGTCCGCCGCAACCGCCCCACCTCCGGTTGGCGCTGGGGAGGCCCCGGAGGAACGAGGAGGAATGGCCAAGGCAAGGCTTTGGCCAAGCGATTGAAGACCGCCCCTGATGCCACGCGGGCGCTGAAGGCTGATGGTCCGCGCAAGGTCGTCGCGCGTCGTGCGAGCGGAGGTTTCACGTGAAACGTCGGACGGGACTGCCTGCTCGGAGACGGGCTGGCCAGCATCTCCGCCATAGAGCGCGCGTGCGTGCGCCTGCCGCTCACCGAGCGACTTGTCGCCGAAGCGTACGACGCGCTTGCCGAACGCCTCGGACGCGGCGTCGATGGTCGGCGCCTTGTAGAAGTCCTGCGCGTTGCCGCGCTCGGTGGTGCGCAGCTCGTGCCCAATGAAATCGGCCTGCACGCCGGGATCGGTCCACGGCTTGCCCTGCGCAGCGGCGAACTGCTGCAACGCCTGCCAGCGCGGACCACGCCACTGCATCAGCCCATAGGCGCCTTCCTTCTCGTTGTAAGCCGCCGGGTTGAGACTGCTCTCGCGTTGCAGGTTGCCAACGACGGCTGCGGCCTGCATGCGCGGCATGCCACCACGTATCAGCCGGTCCATCAGGAAGCTGGCATCGACCGGCATGGCTCACCTCGCACCCGGTCGCGGCATCGTCATCTGCTTTTCCTTCAGCTGCGTGGACTGCGCGAACTGCTGGTCCTTCTGGCGCGATGACTGGTTGAACTGCGCCTGCTTCTGCTGGCGATTGAGCGCGCTGTCCTGCGCCTTCATGTTCATGCCCTGACGCACGGCGGCGTTCTTCTCCATCTGTCCGCGCTGCTGGATCTGCGCCTTCTGCGTGTTGAGCACGAGATCCTGCTGGCTCTTCTGCGCGTCCTGCGCGGCCTTCTCGCGGTCGCGCTGCATCTGCGCGCGGATCTGGATGATCTTGGCCTCGCGCTCGCGCTCGGCGCCTTGGAATTCGAGCATTGCGACCTCGCGCTCGTTGCGGATCTTCTCCTGCTCGCTGCGCGCCTTCGCCATCAGCTCGGCCATTTGCAGCTGACGGTCCTTGTCGTTCTCCTGCGAGGCGTGCTGCAACTTCATCTGCTCGACTTGCAGCTTCACCTGCGGGTCTTCGCCGGTCTGCTGCTGTCCACCCTGCGGCAGCTGGCCGGACGCGGCGAGCTGGTTGAGCTGGTCAACCATCTCGTCGATCGAGCTGTCGAGCGCGCGGCCCGCGCGATAAGGCGCGATCGCGAACTTGAGCACATCGCCACCGAACTTCGCGGTCGGCGGCATGGTGGTGACCATCACGCCGATCTGCTGGATCAGGCCGGACAGCACGGCAACGAACTCGCCGCGCTGCTCCTTCTCCTGCTGCTCATCGATCATGATCGTGCTGTCAGTCTCAATGTCGAGCGTGAACGAGCGTGCGCGGTTGTCGCGCAGGAACGCCAGCACGTCCTCGACCGTCGCCTTCTCGGTGAGCTTCTTGATCTCGCCCTGCACCTGCTGAACCATCTGCTGCGCCTGTTGCTGCGCCTGCGGGTTCTGCTGCACCTGCTGCATCATCTGCGGATTGGACTGCAGCTGCATCAACTGGCGCTGCGCGTTCTGCGTGATGATCTGGATCTGCTGCTGGATCTCGAACTTGCGCGGCAGCTGCATCTGCGACATCGCGAGGATCGTCTCGTCCTCGAACTTCTCGGTGATGATCTCGATCGCGATCTGCACGCAGTCCTTGGCGATGCGCGCCATCTCGCCTTGCTTGTCGCGAATGCGTACGGCGCCGGACTGCATCTTCATCTTCTGCGCGCCGAGCGTCTCGTCCGGATCGGTCGAGCCGCGCATGATGTCGGAGAGGCCGACGATCTGATAGATGTCGTCGATCACCTGCTTGCGGATCGTGACGAGCGAGAGCACGGTGTTGGCGATTTCCTCGATCGGCAGCCAGATGATCACCTCCTTGCTGCCGCCGAATGCCGCCCAATTGTTGACCGGCACAAGGATGCGGCTCGACGATTTCATCTTGATGGCCTTCTCGATCGCATCCGCGATCTCATGGCCACCGGAAGGATAGAAGCCTTTCACCTCGATCGCCTCGGCAAGCGCATGAATGCGCCCGGTGAGCGAGTTCAGCTCCTCCAGCTGATCGCGGTAATACTCGACGTCGGGTACCGGGATGAGCGAGCCCGGCTGCACCGTCGAGTAGGCGGGCTGCGGGCAGGGAAAGTAGCCTTGCAGATCGAGATGCGGCTCGGCGTAGTCGAGCAGCACCTCCGATCCCTCGCTCACCCAGACCACGAGTCCGAGCGTGCGGTGCCACATCTCCCAGATTTTGGCGCGCTCGCGATCGTCCATGCCGCCGACGTCGCGCTCGTCACGCTGCACCTTGTATTCGAGCCGGTCGTAAGCGTCCTTGGAATACTTCTTGAAGCGCTTCTTCGCCTCGCGCCGCGTCAGATAGCTCGCAGCTGCCACCCACTCGACCTCGCTCCAGTTGCGGCAGATCGAATGCAGGAAGTCGCGCCGGTCCTTGTGCTCGATGCAGACCTTCTCGGGGCGATTGTTCTTGGCGCGCTCGTGACGGCACCAGAGCACGCCGCGACCGTGCAGCGAGACGCCATCGCGCACCAGCTTGAGCGCAGGATGGATGTAGGAAAGATCGAACGCCACGTTGGCGCAGCGCTCCGCCATCTCGCTTGCGGCCTGCGGGACCGGCCGGCGATCCTTGAACTTCGGCACCACCACCGGGATCGGCGGTCGCGCGTAGATCACCGGGCCGAGCACCTGAATGTTCGACCAGAACATCTGAAACTGGCTATCGCGCGTCTCGGTGCGCAACCGATCGAGGTTGGCATACTGCTTGTCGATGTTGTCGCACGCCTCGTTCCACGCCTCGAACGCCTTCTCGCTCTCGCGCAGCAGCTCCAGCCACGTCTCGGCGTTCTTCGGCTCGGTGAAGACGTTGACCTCGTCGCTGGTCTTGCTGCGCGGATCGGAAACTTTCATGTCACCCTCTTACCGGCGCTCCAAACGCGGCCCACCCGAGCAGTAACAACAGGATGAACAGCAGCAAGTTGTTGCCGAACGGACGATAGTCGCCACTGTGGATGCTGGCCCAGTTGGTCCACATCCCGAAGACAAGCCAGAACAGCATCAAGATCCAGAAGATCAAGCCGATCGACATGGCATCCTCCTCAGCTGTAGCTGTAGCGACCCTTGACGTTGTAATTGAAGTAGCGCCCGGGCGAGCCCGCGCGCGCGAGCGCATGGTAGATCGAGATCGGCACATCGTAGTAGGTGTAGGTGCGCCCGCTTTGCAGGAACGTGACCATCAGCGTCTGGTCCTGCTCGTTGTAGCCGACGCGGCTGATCGCGCTCGAATTGACCGCTTGGCTGTGCTCGCCGAGCGCCTCGCTCCAGCCGATGTTGCGCCGCTGCGAGCGCGATGATGCAAGCCTGTCGCGTGCGCGCATCAGCTGCGGGGTGAGCACCATCAAAACTCCTCCCCGAGCTTGATGTTGGCGGCGCACTCGGCTGATACCTTGTCAGTGCTGATCGCGATCACGGCGTTCGACGGCACCGTGATGGTGATGACGATCGTCTTGTCGGTCGATCGATCGGGCCTATGAGGGCTCGTCTTCTCCTTCGCCATTGCGCGGGCTCCCATCCGCATTGCGCGTGATCGCAACGTTCACCCACATCGCAAGCTCGCGCAGCTTGCGCAACGCATAGGTCTTGTCGGCGCCATCCGGCACGATCTCGGACAGAACGCGCGCATACTCGGCGGCAGACTCGCGGCAGATCTGCATGTTGGTGGTCTGGTCGTCGTTCGGCTTGAGATACTCGAACGTGCTCTCATGCAACTGCGTCATGCGTGCCCCTCTATGTTGTCGTCGTCGAGCGGAGTCTTCATGCCCTCCGCCATCGCGATCAGATGCATCGCGATCGTGCGCAGGTTGTCCGCGCTCTTGATGCCGGTGATGGTGTTGAGCTGGACAGTGTCGTCGTCGCCCGGCTGCGCGATCACGAGCAGGAATTCGAACGGCGCATCCTTGAACATGCCGTGCAGCATATGGTGGATGCCGTTGGCCACGAACGCAAAGGAAGGATTGCTGTCGCTCATAGCTGTATCCTCCCCGGCCTGCGGACCAGCGCCTCGTCGGGCGGCGGGATGATCCAGCCGGATGGCAGTCGCTGCTGCACCTTTATCACCGGGAGCATCTTCCACGCCAGAGCACTGTAGCGGAAGGCATCGGCATAGTGCGTCGTCCAGTCACGCTTTTCCTCCTGCTTGAAGGCCTTCAGCTCGGCGTCCCACTCGCGGCAATACTGTTCGAGCGCGGCGACGCCGATCTCCTCGCAGCGCGGGTGGAAGATGGCGAGCGGCAGTGTGCGCCGCGCCGCCTCGATGCCGTCGAGCTTGCTCAGGTTGGGCACGAGGATCGGGTTGAGCCCGTTGTCTTTCATGCTCTCGACGCGCGTCCGGCCCGAGCCCCACTCCTTCACCTTGGCGTCGTGCGGCACGTAGTCGTTGCCGTCCTGCCAGCCATGCAGTGCGCGCTTCTGCTCGATCACGCCGGCATAGTGCTCGACGCCAACCGTGCTCGCACCGTAGACATCGAGGTAGAGGATCTGCGCACCGCGCATCTGGAAGAACCAGATCGCGGTGTCGTCACGCACGCCGATGTCCCACGCACGATGCACCGGGAGATCGGGATCGGCCTCCTCATCGATGATGCGGCGCTGGCGGCGCACGTCCATCATCTCAAGCGCGAAGTAGGCGCCAAGGATCGCGGCGTTGAAGTTGCATTCGTATTCCTGCTCGAACTGCGCCTTGCCGACGTCGCGTCCGAACAGCGATGTGTACTCCGTGAGCGTCTCGTCAAGCTGCTCCTGCGAGAGCGCACCAGTGTCGTGCGCGGTGAGCAGCGAGACGAACCAGCGCGGGTTCTGGATCGCCATGTCGTACATCGTCTTCGCATGGTTACGTCCGCGTGGCGTCGTGATGAAGAGCGCGTAGCCGTTGTTCTCTTCGAGGATCGGGCGGTGATAGCCCCATGCACCGGGATGCGAGAGCGCCCACTCACTGTACGTGATGCCGGCGACAGCCGAGCCGACAGTGCTGTCATATCGATCGCTGCCAACGACCTGCCACGTCGAGCCATTGTGGAAGCGAATGAACATCTCATTGTCGTTGGTGTTGGCGCGCAGATACTTCGGGAACGCCTCGTCGATGCGGCGCACGCCAGTGTGCGCGTTGACTGCGGTCCAGATCGCCTTGCGACCTTGCTCGTATTCCGGAAGGCAGTGCCAATAATTTCCGATGCGCTCATGCGCCGCGCACGCGGCGAAGTGGAGCGCAACATCGTCCTTGCCTGCGCGACGATGCCAGATCGCCATCGCGCGCTTGCCGCCATCGATGAGATGATAGAACAGCGGCTCCTGATACGAGCGCGGGCGCCAGTTATTCGGCAGCCGCCCTGTCGGGTCGCTCGACATTTGGCGGCTCCAGTGGGATCAGGTGCCAGTGATCAGGCGCGCCATCGAAGACGCGCTCGGACCACCTGAGCGCATCGCGGCGATTGGCGAATGGACCATAGAAGTGAAAACCGTGCCAAGGGTCACCGAACATGACGATGTGAGGACCGCGCTCTTCCTCCTCGATCATCTTGTTGGTGACCGGCCAAATGCGCATCAACCATGCCCATTGTCCTTGCCGTTGCCATTGGCAAGGCCTTTATGCTCGATCGTCAACGGCAGCGGCTCGAAGCGGCGGATCACTTCGACAACGATCTTCTTGTCGGCCGCGTTCACATCGACTTGCAGCGGAATGATCTTCGCGAGCGCAGGCACGAACACCTGCGGATGTGAAAGAGCAACGGCCTGTAAATAATTATGCAGGCCGTTATCGCCTCCACCACCTGCGCTGTTCGCAGCGCGCAGGAACGCTTCCTTCAGCAACAACGTCGGCGCAGTAGGTCCCGGTGGCCTGCCCTTTGGATTGCGGACCTCACCCTTCTTGAACGACGTGCGGTTCGCTTTGCCCACGTGCGTGCTCATGCCGTTTCTGATCTGGCACGCTTACCAAGCTCGGGCCGAATGCGCCAGTGTCCCACATCGTCAGGCTGAAGATGCCAGCAGTCGCGATCCGTGTGAGATCGCTCAGCTCGAAGCCACTCGACCAGTGGCGCAGGAATTCAGCCGAGCAGTCATCGGTGAACCAGACCTCCCACTGCGCGCGGCCATCATCATCACGCACACCGAAGATCATGCGCGACTTGCCACCAGCGCGTTGCAACTCATCGTGCCAAGCAATTTGCGACGGGCGAATGCGCGACGGGCGCAGCACGCGGCCTTCCGTTGACAGCTGATAGACGGGCACGTCTTCGCCGGATGACAGGTCCGGACGCGCCACATACTTGCGCGCGTTTGACCCATTGAGGGAGATCAGCTTCGCCATCTTGAACTCGACCGCGATCGTCTCCCGGGTGAAGCGGTTCATGGCGAGCGCGTCAGCCGCGCCATGCGTCGAGCCCAGCGAGGGCTCGATCTTCGACACCCAGCGCCTTCGAGATGCGGCCGATTTCAGGTTTTTCGCGGGAAGCTCGCTCTCCAACAGGTGTCCGAACACGTAGGTGGCAAGGTTTCGTTCAGTCCTCATTTTGATCCTCCAAATTTAACGCACGAAAAAACTACCCCACCTTCCGGCTCAGGGGAAGGTGGGGGAACTGGAAAAACGCTGGAAATTCAACGAAGGGAAAAGTCTAAAGTCAGGTCACGTGACGAAAAACCCCCGGTACGCTTTTTCTCTCTCTCTCTTAACCCCCCCCCCACCAATTTATTTGGCAGCGGTGGTTTTTGGTCAGAAGTGCTGACTTTTGACTTTGCTCGCATGAGTAGGTCCTGTTACGTCACCCCTCCCTCTCCTGCGGTCGCAGCAGCTCCACGCCATGCTTGGGACAGCGCAGGCGACCGGCGTCCATCTGGTCGATCCGCACCTTCGCCACGAAGCCGCACTGCGGGCACGCCATGTTGGTCATCCTCGGTGTCTTCTGCACACGGAAATCCACCGCGTGGCCATGCACATAGCGCCCGGTCGGGAGGGGACCGAGCTTCTCGATCAGCTCCTGCCAGATGGTGCGGAAGCGCTCGCCCTCGGTGGTGGCCGTCATCTTGCCTTCGAGCCCGAGCGCGGTCGCCAGCGCGCGGAACTCCTTGCCGTGCTTCACCTCGTGCGGCAGCGCGGCATGACAAAGCTCATGCACCAGGATGCCAGCGACGCGCACCGGGTCCGTCTCGGCTGACGTGATCCAGATCTCGCGCCCCTTGTCCTCGGTCACGTTGCCCGTCCAGCACAGGCCAATCGCCTGCATCTTGCGGTGCGGCGGGCAGATCGCGGCGCGCACGTTCGGCGGCAAGGGCTTGCCATTGAAGGCGAACGCGGCGCGCGCCGCATGGATAAACCTGTTCAGCCACTGCTCACGCGTGAGCTGGCCAGCCTTGTACATGCCCTTGGCCTTGACAAATGCGGTTTTCATCATGGTTCTCCGTTGGTTCCTGATTTGTTGACTGCGCGATTATCCATTTTCTGGACAGAGGGGAGACGCTGGCGCCTCCCCCTGTCCGGGCTCAGCGAACGAACACCAGCGTGCTCATCGCGCGCGTGATGGCCACGTAGGCGAGGTTGCGTTCTTGCAGCTGCTGCCACGGCAGCCGGGCTGACTTGGACGGGCAGCGCGCCGCATGCTCCAGCAGCAGCACGCGCTGCCACTCGCGCCCTTTCGAGCGGTGATAGGTGGCCAGCACGATCACGTTGGTGCCGACATCGTCGCCGAACAGGTTCTCGATGAATGCCACCACGTCCTCGACCGTCTGCTTGCCTTGCATCTGCACGGCGGTGCAGATCTCGCGCAGCGTGGCGCACTTGTCGGTGATCTCCTGCGCCTTCTGCTCGCTGCCCTTGGCCAGCGCCTTCTGCGTCTCGCGCGCCTCGTAGTCTTCGAGCCGCACCAGCAGGTCCTCGACCAGCTCGACCTTCCAGCGCCGCGCCAGCTTGGCAAGACCGATGCCGATCGAGCGCCCCTCGACCTTGCACGCCTTGCCGGCGCGGATCAGCGCGTAGGCGGTCGAAACCAGCGGCGCCGTGTTGCGGCAGAGGATCGCGTCGCCCGGCGCGAGGTCAGCCGGGAAGTCCTCGACGCGCAGCACCTCGCCCTCCGGCGCCTCGGGCGCGGCCTCGTAGTCGGGCACGATCGTCTGCGCCAGCGCCACGACCGCCTTGGGGCAGCGGAACGTGACGGTGAGCGGGAATTCCTCGGCGCCGAGCGCCTCGATCATGTTCGGCATCGCGTTTGTGTCGGCGCCGCTGAAGCCATAGATCGCCTGCCGGTCGTCGCCGATGATGTGCAGGAAGCCGCCCGGCGAGACGAACTTGCGCACCAGCGCGAAGCGCGCGCGCGAGATGTCCTGCGCCTCGTCAACGAAGATCACGTCGCGCGTGAACTTCACGCGCAGGTTCTTCACCAGCGGGAACAGCACCATGTCGTCGAAATCGACGATGCTGGTGAGCTGGAGCGAGATCTTGTAGAGCACCTGCGCGGCGGAGATCACCGCCTCCATGGCGTCAGTCTCCTCCAGACCGTTGACGTCATAGTGGTCGGCCAGATCGGACCACACCTGCACCGAGCCGATCGGCATGTCGTCGAAGAAGCCAACGCCGGCCTGCTTGCCGAGCGACACCAGCTGCATCACCTGCGCGCCGTACTGGCGCAGCACCCACGTCGGGATCGCGTCGCCGTACGGCGAGGGGCGGCCATCCGCGTCGCAGCCATCGACGATCGTGCGCACGATGTCGCGCACCTTGTTGGCATCGACCTTCGGGTTGCGGAAGGCGAAGCGCACAAGGCCCCAACCCATCGCGTGCGCTGTCGCGGCGCCAACCTGCTTCCAGTCGTCATGCCCGTTGCGCTTCAGCTTGGCGCCAACCTCATCGGCGATCGCCTTGTTGTAGGCGCACACCGTGACCGACAGGTCAGGGCGCGCGGCGCGCACCGCATCGACGGCGTGCAGGATGGTGGTGGTCTTGCCCGTTCCGGCGCGCGCGAGCAGCGCGAGGTTGCCGGTGCAGGCCGCGACGGCGGCGATGAAGGCCTGCTGCTGGATGGTGGGTGCGTTCATGACGGTTCTCCGGTTGCGCCAGCACCTGCTGGCCAGCTCTTGTCTCATGCCCTGAGGATAAAGGCAAGGCCTTTGATCGAGTTGGAAAGGCCTTTTTTAGCTTCTGGGAAGGGCGCTGGTGCGCTGTTTTTTCCGGGGCACCCACCTAGCGGGCACCCCGGAATAACGCATGGGCGGCCTCCTCAGCGCATTGGCAAGGCCTTTAGAGCCTCACCCAGAGGTCGCCATCGCGCTTGTGCGTCTGGGTCCAGCCCGCGTAGCGCACCTCGCACTCGGCGAGGAACTCGACCTGTATGCGGATCCTGCCGTTGCGGTTCTGGATGTCGCGCTTCTTGAAGCCGTCGAAGGTGGCGTCAGCACCGTAGTAGCCCATGCGGTAGTCGGAGTTGCGGATCTCGGCCTCGAACGTCTCGCGCGTGAAGGTGAGGTTCTTCGTCTCGCGTGAGCCGCCGAAGCCATATGTGACGTATGTGTGCGTGACCGGCTGCCGCTCGGCCCTGACCGCGTCGCGCGCCTTCTGCATCGCGTTGATGCTGTTGCGCAGGCCTTCGATCATGCGGCCGAGCGCATCGCGCGACACCTCCCAAGGGTCCTTGCGCGCGCCAGGACAGCTCGACGTCTGCCAGCCGGCGCCCGGGCGCTCATAGCCGTGGTGCGCGATCAGCCCGCCCTTGGCGAGGATCGCCCGCCCGCAGCACTGGCAGTGCATGCGCTCGTTGGTGTCGTCGGCCTTCAGCTCGCGGCGCTCGACGTGCAGCTGCTTCTGGTACAGCGGACGATACGTCGCGGCGATGTAGTCCTTGGCGGCCTGTTCGGTTTCGAATGCCAGCTTGGGCAGGGCGCGCGGCCAGCCGCGCGTATTGCTGCGCTCGATGATGACGAATTTGAAGTTGCTCATGTTGGTTCTCCGGGTTGCGCCAGAAGCTGGCCAGCTCTTCTCTCACAGCTGGCCAGCAAAAGGCAAGGCCTTTTTTCAGATGTCGTCCACGTCGTCGCCGTTCTCGGGCAACACACTGCTCGCTTCGCCCGGGGGCAGCATGAAGCCGGTGAGCGAGAAGCTCCCCGCCTTGCGCTTGCTGCCACCGGACTTGATCCGCTCGTAGCGCGAGAGCTGCTTCTCGATCGCCTTGAGCTTGAGCGCGATGCGGGTGAGCTTGTCGATCGTGTCGTCGCGCTGCTCGACGAGGCGCCCATACTGCGCGGCGAGTGCCGCCGCGCGCTTGGCTTGGAGCTTGTTCATCGTTGCTCCTTCCTGCTCAGGATATCGAGCAGCAGTGTCTGCACCTTCTCCTGCGCGGCCTCGATGTGCTCGCGCCGCTCGCCAGGATACAGCTCCCCGGCAAGCTTCTCGCTCAGTGCGGAGTTGATTGCAGCAAGGTCGCGCGCTGTGAGTTTCGGTGTGCGTTTGTTCATGAGAACACCTGCTGGATCAGCATGATCGCAACAACGATCACGCTGCCGAGCCCCATGATGATGAGCGGCACAAGGATCGCCAGCGCGACGGTGTAGCAGAGGAAGCTGAAGCCACCGTTCATCGCGCGGCCACCTTCACGGTGGTGACCGGCGTCACGCGGGTGTGCGCCGTGATGAATTGCGGCGAGAGCTTGGCGCGTACCGCCTTCATGTCGAGCGTCTCACGCTCGGTCATGATGACGGTCACCTTGAACAGCTCGCCCTCGTGGCTGCCGGCGCCCATGGCGGCGACCTCGTCGCGCAGCTCCTTCTCGCGCTCTTCGAGCGCGGCGATCTGCGCCTTGATGGCGCCGAGCGCGTCGATCGGGTTGTTGGTCTGGATCTGCATTTCGGTTCTCCGTTGGTTGGGGTTTCAGTCAGTTTCAGTCAGTTTCAGTCAGTTTCAGTCAGTTTCAGTGATTGTCGGCGAAGGGCGTCTCCGCCCCGCGCCACACGCAGTTGGCCAGCTCCTCCTTGGCGCGC